AGCGTCCCAAAAATTCCGCGCGTGTTGTAAACGTTTGGGTGCAGCTTTTCAGGCTGCCTGTGCGGCTTTGCCTTGCGCTGCCACAACCATGTAGCCAAACGGCTATATTGCTGTGCCCACTTTGGCACACGCGCAAACGTTGCACGCGCAAGCTGCTTGCGCTTTGGCAGTTTGCCAGCCGCCATGCTTTGCCATACTGCACGCTTTGGCTGTGGGTTAGCCGCATCGGGTTTGCCCCGCGCAAGGCAAGGCAGCCTGAAAGCGGCTGCGCTTCGCCCCATTCCACGCCCCAATCGGCAGCGGCAAATCGCCCGCGCTGCGCCATATTCAGGCAGCCTGAAACAGCTTTTTGCGCGTGCCAACCGATGCGCACACACAAAGCAGGCTTGGCTTTTTTGGGTTTGGGCTTGGGTTGCGGATTGGGCGATGGATTAGGGCGACTGCCAAAGGCAAAGGCAAGTTGGCGCGGGTCTGCCGTGCCGCGCGGGATGTGTAGATTCATTTCAGGCTGCCTTTCCATGGCTACGCCCACTAAGGCACATACGGCTTAACCCCATCGTAGGCAATCGGCTCATATTTGCCATCGTAGTTATCCGCCGCCATCACCAAATAGCGCAGTTCGGTGTTCAGGTTGTCAAAGCGGTAATTGCCGTTTTTATCGCTCCACGTATCGGCAATCAGGCGGATGTCGTTGCCATCGCGCACAAACAGCCACACATGCCGCTCGGCGGGCTGCCCCAACACGGTAACAATGCCCACATCCTCGCCCGCGATATAACCCTTGCCCGCCAACTCGCCGCGCGAAATACGCCAGCGGCGGGCAAATACCGTGCCTTTTTTAACCCCGCGCGAGAGGCGTAAACCTTGCGATAAGCGAATGTTCATGGCGTTACCATTGGGTTGCGTTGATTAAAAAATGCTGGTTGCTCGCGCTGCTGAATTTCAGCCACACATCGTTATCGCCATCCAGCTCAATGGGCGTGCCCTCGCCCACCTTGCTCATATCATTCAGCACGCCCAGCATGCCCGAAAGCGTGGCAACCGCCACATATTGCGATGATTGGTTTTCCACCACATGCACCGCATCGGCGATTAAGCCGCTGGTTACGGGGTCGGGGTAAATCGGGCGATAGCTGCTTAAATCCGTGTTCATCAGCAAGCGTGAATCAATCGGATTGTTGTTGCTAATGGAGCGCGACAACACGCCACCATTGCCGCTGCTGTTTTGCAACGAATAAAACTTATTGCTGCTGGTCAAATAATCATAGCCGCTTGAATTGGTCATATACAGCGCAGTTTTATTACTGCCTAAACCTTGCACATCGCCAAAATAGAATATTTGGCTCACATCATAGCTATCCAGCTTAATCATCAAGATAAACGCCCTGCTATGCCCAATTAACCACCATTTCGGTTCATTTCTGCTATCAAAATAGCCAAACTTATCCAAGCTAGAGAAGCCCACCGCTCCCAACCCAAACAGCCCCGTGCCCTGATTCATCGCCGTCATCTTTTGATACGGCTGCAAAATAGCAAATCTCGTTTGGCTGTTGTCCACCAACAAACAAGGCTGGGTGGATTTCGGGTCGGTAGGCTTAAATACCGCCTTGTGGTCTTCTTCAAACGGCATCGCCCAGCCCAACGGCTGTTTGTCGCCATAGCCTGTTACCAAGCAGGCTTTGAGTAGGGTTTTCAGGCTGCCTTGTGCGTTGGCAAGCTGCGGAGCATTGGTGTCGGTGGATTGGTAGAGGGTTACGGGGGTCATGGGGTTTCCTTTCGGGTTAAAAAATCTTTTTCAGGCTGCCTACACTTCAATCGTGTCGCCACGCAAACACACCGTCCAGCCGTCTTTCTGCGTGCTGCGTTTGCCCGTGGGCTGGATGGCGCGCACAATCCACAGCGGAATCGGCGTACCTGTGGTATTAAAGCGGATGCAGTTCTGCGCCGCCCAGCCGCCGCCAAACGCCGCCGCAGGCAGCCTGAAATAAGGCTGATTGGTGGCGGGGTTCATCGGCGCAAGGTCGCTTAAAATATCGCCTGTGGCAATCAAGCCTAGGCTTTCGCCATACAATTCAAACTGGGTGCTGGAAGTGAATTTCAGCAACCATCGCTCGTTAATCGCGCCATCGGCGGAAATTTCTATCGGATAATCTTTCACATTGGTTTTTGCCAACAATGCCTCGCCAATGCGCGTGTTTTGCCACACGCCTGTCCACGCTTTTTGACTAAACGGCTCGGTGGCGCGTACCAACAAATCGCCCGCCACAACGGCGCTGGAAACATAAGTGCCATCCAGCGGAAAGTCGCGCGTGAGCGGGTTTTGCAGTTTCAGGCTGCCTGAAATGCTGGTTTCCACCACGCGGTTGTCTTCTTCCCAGAACTGCACGGCGGTTAAGGGCATTTGATAGCCCTGTAAATCCAAAGGCGTGCGCCAAGTGAGCGTGCCTGCCGCCAAGTCGTAATCATACTTCTCGGCATTAATATGCACGCCCGCCGCGTCTTTCACGCATAGGCGGTCTAGGTTTTGCCGTTGCAGTTGCACCGTCTGCCCAGCAGTAAACGCGCTGCCGATGTCTTGGCTAATGCTGTTGTGAATCACCACCAAACCGCCCGCGCGGAAGATAGGCACTTTGCCGTCCAACGGCAGCCGCGTGGCGTTGATGCCAATAATGCTGGAATCCAGCGGCACGGTGGACTGCGATACCGCGTTGTAGCGCAGCGCATCGGGCGCAATCGGTTCACTCGCCTCAATGCTAAAAAAGCCCGTTTCGCTGTCCACTTTGCCTTTCAGGCTGCCTGCAAGCGTTTCATCTGCCTGCGCTGTGCCTGTTAATGTGTTGCCGCCCACTTCCGCATAGGCAGTAAACGACTGCGGCTTAATCGGCGCAATCGCCGTGCGCCCCACATAGCTTTGCACTTCATGCGTGCCATTGACCATCACACCTTGCAACACCTTAATCACCGCGTCTTTGTCCAACGCCAAAGCGTTAAACGTGGCTTTGCCCGCCACGCTTAAACTGCCCACCGCTTCGCCTGTGCCTGTGCTGGCGTTCCAGTTGCGATACAACGTGCCATTGCGCTCAATAATGCGCTCGCCATTCACTTCAAAAATCCAGCTGTCAAACAACACCGCGCGGGGGTAGGCTTTGCCGTTCAGCACATCATAGGTTTGCAGGCCCGTGGCAATGGTTTGGCTCACTTCGCGCACATCGGCGCTGGTAATGCTGGCGACGCGCGCCGAAGCAGCGGTAATGTGCACATCCTGCGTGTTTTTGTATTGCAACGCCACGCCTGTGCTGGAAGCATCGCGCGTGATTTGATAATTGCTGTACTGCGGCTGTTTCAGGCTGCCTAACAGCGTAACTGCGTCAATCACCACCGCACCTGTGCCATAGTCCACGCTGCCGCCGATGCTGCGGCTGCCGTAGAGCAAACCGCCCGCGCCGTTGTCGGTTAAAACCAGCGCAAAATCGTCATCGTTGCTGGCAGATTGGGTGTAGTTTCTTGCCATGACTGTCCTTTCTTATTTGCCCGCGCTAAACAAATTCAATCGCGGCGTATAGCCCGTTGCTGTGGTGCGCGTCAGGGTTAGGGCGATTTTCAGGCTGCCTTTTTGCATCGGCTCGGCAACGAGGCTTAACTGATTGCTGCCGCCCGCCACCGCCACGCTTACCGCGCGGTTGTTTGCCACGCTGCTGTATTGCTGCGCGGTTAATTGCACCGTAGCCGCTGTTAAGCCTACTGGGCGAATTTCGCCGCTGGCATAGTTCACTTTACCCGTGATGCTGCCTGTTAAATTGCCTTTGCCGTCATCCTTTGCGCTGCCGCCCGCCCATGTTAATTTGATGCTGTTGGGTTTTAGGTTGGGTATCGGCGTTTCAGGCAGCACCAATTCCGTGTTTACCGTTTCGGGCGCAATCACGCTGCCTGCGTCGCTGCCGTTTAGCGTTTGGTAGTAATCACGCGGAATCCAGCTCACGATAATCTGGCTGGGGCTGTCGGGCATGGCAGGCAGGCTAATCAGGGCGCTGCCGCCATCGGTAACGCTGCCGCATACTTCGCCGTTCTCATCGCGCAGGCTGTAATCGCCATAATCGGTAAGCGTGTACCACGCCTTGCCGCTGCGATACGACACTTGCACGCTGCCGCGGGCGGGGCGCGGGCGCAACAGCGGTGCCCATTCCTTGCCCACGTTCGTATCGTTCACATTGATATACGCCGAATAGGCATAGTTGCGCACCTGCACGGCGGGGATGGCGGATATACTGATGGTACTGGTTGGCACATTGCTTAATACGCCGTTCGCATAATCCACATTGATGATGCTGTCGCCGTTTTTCAGGCTGCCTTGCCCGTCGTCGGTGTAGCCCGCAATCTGCACGCTGGTGGGCAGCACCGGCGTTTCCAGATACAGCTTGCCGCCCGATACCCAGCCGCTAAACACATCGCGGCGCGGCGCAGTTTCTATCCACATCACCCGCCCTTGCGCCCAATCGTCCGCCAGCGCGGTTTCCACGGTGGACACAGGCACCAGTTGCTCGTAAATGCTGGCGACTTTCACCGCCGCATCGCCTTTTTTCGGTGGCGCGGCAACCGCTTTAATGCCGTAATAGCTCGCGCTGTCGGCAATCTGCGTTTGCATCACGCGGGCTTTGGGCGTGGCTTTATAGCGGCTGGCATCTTCCATGCCCTCGAAGTCCCGCTCCAAGGGCTGGCTGATGGTCATGCTCACCACGCGACGCACAAACTCGCCCTTCTCGTCCTCAAACGTGCGCAATTCGCTGGATAAACTTGCCACGCGGATAAATTCGTACACTTCGTTGCCATCAATGATTAAACGCAGCGCCAACACATTGCCCACCACGGGCAGCGGCGCAGTCTGCTGCTGATACGCTTCCACCAAACGACTGCCCTTGCGCTGTTTGCCCAACAGCGTCATACGGCTTTCCGTGGTTGCCGTGCGGTAGCTTTCCATGCGCTCCATAATGGAGGCGCGCTCCTGCCCGTAGTAATCGCCTTTCACCAGCAAGACCGACACATTCTCCGCTTCGGCAGGTTTTGAAATCATCATATTCGCGCCCAACAGCGTGGCTGTGCCGCGCACCAACACAGCGGGATAAATCAGCCGCGCATCAAAGCCGCCTAGGGTATTATCCAGCGTGGAAACAGGGGGAAACAGTTCATTCTCTGCGCCAGTCAAAGCCTCGTTCACCATCATCCCGCCGCCGTCGTCGGTGTCGGTTAAGCGCTGGGATTTGTAGAGGCGCAGGTTTTGGGTGGTGAGTTGGGTGTGTTTTTGGGGCATGGGTGTCCTTTCAGGCTGCCTGAAATAGGGTTTTGATAAAGATTTAAACGGTGTTTAAACCGTTATCAGGCAGATTTCGGCGGTATAGCGGTCATCGGCGCGCTCGGGCGTGCGATAGGCAATAGGCGATACATTGCGCAAGGCTTTATCGTGCAGGCGGAACAGCACATTAAAACGCCGCCCATCGTAATGGGTGAGCGTCATCACCAATTCGGGCACATCACTCCAATCGCGCAGCGTGCGGATAATGCCCAGATCCAGCCATGCCCATTCGCCTGCCAGCGTAATCGGTCGTCCCGCCTGTTTTTGCCCTTGCTGAATAACCACCGCACCCGAAAGCGTGTAAACAGGGGCGGTTTGCGCGGTTGCCGACCAGTCAAATTCGTCTGTCCAGCGCATATCTTGCGGCAAGGCAAGGCTTGCGCTGTTGTCGTTGCGGGTTAGAGTAAACATCGTGTCTCCATTTTCAGGCTGCTATTAGCGCTGCGCTTTCATCTGTTGGCTTAATTTTTCCACCAGCAGCTCTGCGGTTTTGTTCACTAAGGCTTTATCGCGTTGATCCATTGCTTGCGTGATGCTGCTTAAATCCAGTTGGCTCACATCAATCTGCGGCGCATCGGGCAGTTTCAATTCCAGCTTTTCAGGCTGCCTTTGCTGCTTGGCAGCTTGCTCTGCGGCTTGCGCGGCGCGTAATGCTTCTTCTTGCGCCTGCTGTTTTTTCAGGCGATAGGTTTGTTCTACCGCCGCCAAGCTGGCGTTGTAATCATTCACCGCTTGGCTGTTGCCCGCATCGACAGCAACTTGGCGGGCGGCGCGCAGCTTGGCGAGTTTTTGCTGTTGTTCCAGCTCCGCCGTGTCCTTGCCCTGCACCTGCAACAACTCTTTCTCCGCTTCCGCGCGCGCCGCTTTGGCTTCGTCGCCCAATGCCCGCATTTTTTGCCGCGCATCGTCAATCGCGGCGCGCAGGTTATCCAGCGTTTGCTTATCCAGCTTGTCAGCGTTGCTGGCAGCAAGGCTTTCGGCGGCAGCCAGTTTGCCCGCGATGCCCACGCCGCTTTGCGTGGCGGCGTTTAAATCGGCAATCGCTTGGCGGGTTTGGTCGTAGCCGCGCCACATGGCTTGCACATAGTTTGCCCACGCGCCCGATGCCACCTTGGCGCTGTTTTGCATGCTGGTGGCGATGCTGTATGTGCCGCTTGGGTTATTGATTTTTTGCCAATAGCTTTGCACCGTCTTGCCCATTTCGGACACTTGGCGCGTGGTCGCTTGGATGCTTTTGCCTGCTTTGTCGGCGGTTTGCACGGCTTGCTCGCCGCCTTGCAGCGAGACTTGCACCGCCTTGTTTTCCGCTTCGGCGCGTTGCTGCGCGGCTTGGGCGGCTTTTTGGTGCGCGGCGCTGGCATCGTCGCCTGCTTTGGCGCTGGCTTGTGCCAGCTCGGCGGTCCGCTCGCGCACGCGCACCAGCATTTCTTGGTACTGCGCGGCACTGATTTCGCCGCGTTGCATCGCCTGCTCGGCGGCGCGTCCTGCGGCTTGCAGTTGCGCAGTGTTGCCGGCGGCTTTCAGGCTTTCTGCCAGTTTGTTGTAGGCGGTAGTGGCGGCGGATGCGCCTTGCTCGGCGGCAAGGTTGAGCCGTGTTAATTGCTCGGCGGTGAGCTTGGCGGCATTGCCGCTGTCGTTGAGTTGTTTTTTAAACGCGGCAAACTCTTCGGGTGATTTGAGCTTGCCCATCATTTGCTCAAAGCTGGCAGCGAGCAGGCGGTTATCTTGAATGCCTTGGCTGGCGGCGGCGTTGAGGGCAGCCTGAAAGTCGCCCAGCGCGGTTTTACCCTCTTGCGAAATTCCGCTTAGCGTCGCTGCGCTGTCCACGCCAATCTTGGCAAATGCTTGTGCCACCTTGTCCGCCACGGCAGGGGCGGCATCGGCAATACTTTGAATTTGCGCGGCGGTTAAGCCTGCCTCTTTGCCCACGCTGTTTAAGCTGGCTTTTAGCTTTTCGGCGGCTTCGGGGCTGTCCATTTTTTGCAGGGCAGCCTGAAATATTCGCGCCATGCTGTCGGCATCCGTGCCAAACTGCTGCGCGGCTAGGGCAAAGTTGTCCAGCGCGGTTTGCGCCGATGTTGAAACGCCTGTTTGCACCTGCTCGGCGGTTAAGCCCAGCTCTTTGAGCGCCAGCTTGTTTTTGGCGAGTGCGCTGGTATCGCTGATGTTGGCGTTCAGGCTGCCTAATTGGTTGTTTACGGCGGCGAGCTGGTCGCGCAGTTGGGCGTTTTGTTGGGTGAGCATGGCGGCGGTGGCGCCGTTTGCCATGCCTGCTTCGTTCAGGGTTTTCAGGCTACCTGCGTTGCGCTCGATTTGTTCCGTTAATTGGGCGCGTTGGGTTTGTAGTGCTTTAATCTGCGCCAACTGCGCTTCATCGGCTTGCTTTTGCACGGCGGCTTGCGCTTGCTTGGCTTCGGCTTCCTTGGCAGCGGCTTGCGCCGCTTCGCGCGCTTCTTCGCGGCTGGTGCGGTAAAACTTTCGCACGTCGTCGAAGGTGCGCTCGCTGAACATGGCGTCCACATACGCCACCATCTTGCCCAAGCCGTCGCCCAAATCGCGCACGGTTTCGCTGCTTTCGCGCAAACTGGTGCCGATGCCCTTGCCCGCTTCCCATGCCGCCCATAGCCCTACTGCTGCTTGTGCGGTGCTGGTTAAGGCGTTTTTCAGGCTGCCGACAGCGTTGGTGTGAAGCTGAATGTGTTGCACATTGCCTGATAGCGCGGCACGCATATTCAGCCGTAATTCATTGGCGGCGGCGCTGGTGCGCGCCAGCGATTGGCGCAGGGCTTTTAAGCCAACATCGGTTTGCAGCAGGCTGGCGCTCGCATCCTGCCCGCTAAGCCGCATCGCCACTTGATAGGCAGTGAGCGCGGTTTTGGCGGCGGCAAAGCCCACGGCTAATTGGGTAATCAGCGGAAAGCGGGTCGCCAAATCGCCCAGGCTGCTTGCCACACTGCCTGCGCCTTTTGCCGTTGCCGCAATCGCAGGCAAGAGCGCGTTGCCCATTTCAATTGCCGCACCGGCGATGTCGGCTTTGGCTTGGTCAATGCGCTTGGCGGTGGTGCTTAATGCGGCGTCGGTTTCGCGCTGCATCGCGCCGAAGGTTTGCTGCGTGTCGGTGGCGGTGGCCAGCGCGTCAGAGTAGGTTTTCAGGCTGCCTGAAAGCAGGGCGATGTCGTCGGCGTATTCCGCGCCAAACAGCTGCCCGATGGTTTCGGATTTGGTTTGGTTGTCCAGCTCGTTGAGCTTGGCGAGAAAGTCGGTCAGGGCCTGCTGCGGGGCGGCGTTGATTTGCTCCGCCATGCTCTCGGCGCTGTATCCCAGCGTTTTGAGCGCATCTTGGAACTCCGCCGTGCCCAGCTTGGCGTTTTGCAGCTTTTGCAATAAGGCATTGATTGCCGTGCCTGCCACTTCGGGCGTTTTGCCCAGCGACACAAACGCCGCGCCCAATGCCGCCGCCTGCTCGGCGGTCAAGCCGAACTGCTTGGCGCTGCCGCCCATGCGCAGCAACACTTGGGCGATCTCGCTCTCCGCCGCGGCGGTGGTGTTGCCCAGCGTGTTAATCGCATCGCCCAGCCGCGTCATCTCGTCCAGCGACAAGCCGAACACATTGGACACTTTCGCTGCCATGTCGCCCGCTGCATCGGCAGTAATGCCGAACGCCACCGACATCTGCGCCGCCATTTGGGTGAACTCGGGCAGCTTTTCCATGGCAATGCCCATTTGCCCGCCCGCGGCGGCAATTTGCGCCAGCTCATCGGGCATCATGCCCAGCTGCCCCGCCAAATCTTTGATGCTGCCGCTCAACTGCGCATACTGCTCGGGCGTGCCTTCGGTAACCTTTTTCACCTGCGCCATGGCGGTTTCAAACTTCATCGCCTCGTTGGCGGCGTAGGCTAAGCCGCCTGCGGATTTGCCGATTTCGGTTACGCCTTCCACTATCTCCATCAGGCTAGGGGCAGAGTCTTCTAGGCTCTCTTCCAAGGTATGGAGTTTGTCGTTATAAGCATCGGTGGCGCGGGCGAGTTCCTCTTGGCTTAGCCCGCCTTCCTCGCGCAGCCGTTCAAAGGCTTCGCGCGTGCGTTCAATTTCGGCGCGAACCGCATCATCAAAATCTATGCCCAGCGTGGTTTTGGCTTCGGCAAGCTGTTGCAGCTTCTGCGCCTCTTGGTTTAAGCGCATCAGCCCTTGCTCTGCCTGCGCCGCTTGTTGGTTAAACTGCTGCTGTTGGGCAGCTAACTGCCGCGTGCTGATGCCTGCCGTTTGCATGGCTTGGTCGGTGTCGCGCAGGTTTTGCAGCAGCGCACGCTTGCGCTCGTTGAGCTGCGCCAGTTGGGCGGTTAAATCGGCGTATTGCTTGGTTTGCGCGCCTGTTGCGCCGTTTTTCATCTGCGCGGCGAGCTGGCGCATTTGCTGCTCGGTGTGCGCGGTTTCTTGGCGCGTGTCTGCCAGCGCGGTTTTAAGTGCTTTGTATTGCTCAATCAGGGCAAGATTTTGCTGGGCGTTTTGCCATTGCTGCGCCAGCTGCGCGGATTGCTTGGCAAGGGCAGAAGTTTCGCCTGCGGCATCATTCAGGCTGTGGCTAAGCTGCTGGATACGCTCCGCGCCCTGCACATCTGCGCTGATTTCAATGCCTGCGGTGATGATGTCGTTTGCCATGATTTTGTTTTAAATGCTGATTAATAAAGGGTTAAAAAACATTTCAGGCTGCCTGAAATACCGTTTGCTGTGCTTTCAGGCAGCCTGAAATCGTTTACGCCTGTTCGGCGCGTTCGGTAAACGAATAGGGCGATTTATTGCCGTCCACGGTAACCAAATTGCCCTTGCATTCGCCCGTGGCAAAGTCGCCGCTTAGCCAGTCAATCGCGCTGTCGGCAGCGACCACCGCGCTAGGAATCGCCAACACAATATCCTTGCCGCTGGCGTGGTTGTAGCCGTCCACCTTGATTTCAAAATCAAAGTCGTTCACGGTTTGCGCGTCCACGCGATAGCCGCCGCGAGCAAAGGTGGAATAGCTCACTTTCACCGTGTCGCCATCGTTTACAGTGGCGCAATGGCTGGCCACGCCTGCCAAGCCCAATGCCGCGTTGCTCAACACATCAGCCGCCGCCAGCTCTTTGCCGCCGCTGGTGGCAATTTTGAGCGTGGAAGGGTCAATATCGCTGTCGGCAAGCTGGATTAACTCGCCTTTTTTGGCGATGACATAATCCACATTCGCCACCACGCGGGCGGAGGGTGGGGCGATGACGGTTACTTCGCCCATCAGCAGCAACGCCATATTGGCGCGGTGCAAGGTGTCAAACGACCAGCTTACTTCCGTACCCTTGCGAATAAACACGCTATCCAACACTTGCCCATAGGTGCCTTTTTGCTTGCTTTCGCGCGTTTTGGTTTCGCCGCTGGACGTAAATTTCAATGCGGTAACATTGCCCACGTCCACAAAGCCTGCGCCAGATACGCGGCGGTTGCGCACATACATCTTGCCCGATACCAGCAAGCCATCGTCTTTGGTGATTTCTGCCATTATGCTTTCCATTTAAAGAGTTACCGTTTCAAAGCGCACGGGATATAGCGCGAAATTGTCAAAATAGGCAATTTCCGCCGCCGCCACTTCGTCAAACGGTTGGGTTAAAAAAGGTTTGTTTTTGCCGTATTCTTGGCGTGTGGGCGACCAGCCTTGCAAGTGGGCGCGAATGGCAGACAGCATTTCGCCCACCGCGCTTTCCAAGTGTGGCACATCGCTTGCGCCGTAAAACTGCCGCGCCAGCACAATGCTGAAACTCAATCGCACCTGCTTTTGCTTGCCGTTGCCGCTGCCTTCGGGCGTAAAGCCGTCAAACACCACATACACGGCGTTGTCTTCGGGGATAATTTGGCGGGTTTTATCGTCCAGCATTTGCGCCAATTCGCGCACGCCTTGCACCGAATGCACGCCGTCTAATTCGCCCAGCCGTGCCATTAAATGCGGCACCACCGCCAACATATTTTTGTTCATGCTTTGAGCCAATCGTTTAAGCTGTCGTAAATATCGGCGCGGTCGGCGTGGCTAATACCAAACATCGGGCGCGCCACTATATTGCGCGTGCCGCTTTGGTGAAACGGCGCATACGCCACATTGGTGCCCACTTGCGCCATGCGAGCGGTGGCGTGGCGGGTGATGCTGCGCAGCAGGCGGAAAGTGTCGCGCAGCAACCGCGCTTCATCGCGCAGTTTCACGCTTTTCACATAGCGTTTGCCTTTGCGCTGCCCCCATTGCGTTTGGGCGTAGCGTCGCCGCGTTTCAGGCTGCCATGCTGCCCAGCGACTGCCATCGGGCGCGGTTTTGCTTTCAAAACGCTTGCGCGTGCTGTTTTCCAAAATCACGGCAATGTCGCGCATCACGAGGGTCATGCCACTTGTGCCGAGCTTGGCGGTGAGTGCGGCTAAATAATGCTGCGCCGCGCCCAAATCAGAATGGGCTTGTATCTGCATCTTTCCAGCTTCCCAGTTGGTTAGGAATCACGACTATTTGCCGCTGCGCCGCCGCTTGCACTTGGCTGCTATCTGCGTCCAAACCCAGCATAGTGGGGTTGCGTGCCACAGCTTTGAGCCAAGCAATGGCGTGGTCGTAGCGCGTTTGCACCACGGCGGCAATGCCGTTGTCATACAAATACCAGCGGGCGATGTCGCACACTTTCACTTTGAGCGTGTGCGGCGCGGCAAAAGGCAGCCTGAAACCTGCTGCGGCAAGATAGCTGCCTGCTTCCGCTTCGGCATCGTTGATTGCTTGCTGCAACACGTCGCTGTCTATGGCGCGGGTTTTGGCGCGGTCGGTGAGCTTAATCAGCTCCGCTTCGCCAAAACGCTGCTGCATATCGCTTTGCGTGATGATGCTGCCCGCTGCTTCATTGGGTTTCAGGCTGCCCATGCTTTATTCTGCCAACAGCGTTGCCAGCAGCTCGGGACGGGTTACCAAAGGCAGCGGGTTGGTTTGCGCTTCAATATCCCAGCCTTTGTCGTGGTTTAATTTCTCACGGCTGGCGTAATAGGCTTGCGCTTTGGTGTTTACAGCGGCGTTGGTGTCGGCGGGGGCGAAGTATTCTTCAAACGTACCGCGTGTGCCAGCGGGTAACAAAATCGCTGAACCTGCTGCCAACACATCGCCTTTGCCAAAATCGCTGTAATACTCCACAAACTGCACGCCGTTGAATTGGAACGACACACCTGTGTCTTCGCGGTATAGCTCGCCTTCGCGGTAACGCTTAAACGCTTCTTTGGTGCTGTCGTGGTATTTCAGCTTATCCATAAATTCGGGCGAGCACAGCGCGATAAAGCCGTTGATGCTTTCGCCGCCTGCTTTTTGGCGCAAAGTGCGTTTCACCTTATCCAGCATTTCGCCAGCATTGGTGGTTTTGACATTCAGCTTGCAGTTGAATTGGGTGCGGGTTAAGCCAAATTCTTTATACAAATCAAACAGCAGCGTGCCGTCTGCGTCTTTCACTTCGCCTTGCAGCGCGCCCAGCATCAAATGCTCGCGCGTCATCTCCAAATCGGCTTTCATGGCGGCGAGTTTGTCGTTGACCACGCTTTCCACCGTAGCCGCTTTATCCGTGCCAAAGCCGCGCAGGTTTTGCACTTCGTCGGCGCGGATGATGTCGTGGCGCGATAAATGCGGGATTTCAAAGGTGCGGCTGGCGCGGCTGACGGTTTTGCCGCTGCCACCCGTTTCGCCGCGCGGGGTGGATTGCACTAGGCTCAACACGCCGTTGCGGTGTTCAATGCGGGCGTAGGTGGTGGTAAGAAACTTTGGGGTAAACAGGTTTAGCCCGCGAATCTGTGTGGGGCTGGCGGGCAGCGCATCAATGGCTGCACTCAATGCCACCATGCTAAATTGGCTGTTGTTGTTTAATGGCATAGGGGTTCTTTCATAAAAAGGTTTAAAAACGGTTTCAGGCTGCCTAAACTCAGCTTAATTCGCCTTGCAACACAATGCCAAACGGCAAACACGCTTTGCGCCAGCCGTTTAAATCGGTATGCGCCGCTTGCACGGCTGTGGCGGATACATAGCGCACGTCCACCACGCAGTTCACGGGCTGAATCAGCACTTTGCCGTCTGCTTCATCGGTTAGGGCAACAAATTGGCAAGTGGCTGCGTCCACCACGCCTGTGTATTCCACCAATGCGCCGCGCTTAGTGCCCTTGGGCGCAGCCACGGCTACGCGGGTTAAGGGCGTGGCTTCGTATTTCAAAATATCGTCCAGCGTTGCGCCCAGCGTTTCGGAGCGGCTTTTTACGGTGTATTCCGTCATGTTTTTGCCTTTCTAAATGGTGTGTTGTTGCTGCTCGCGGCGGCGTTGCGCGTCTGCCAGTAGGCCCGATAGTTTCACTTCGCCTGCTGCGGGTGGGGTGTCGCCCGTAAGCTGCGCGGGCAAGGCGGGTTTTTCAGGCTGCCCCGATAGTTTTAAATTGCCAATCACGGCATCGGCGGCGGCATCGTCCAGCGACAGCAACACGGCATAGGTTTCGGGCGCCACGCCGTTAAAACCCTGCTCGGCAGCGGTAAAGCCCGCCGCAGACAGTTTTTTATCCACTTTGGCTTTCTTTTCCGCCGCGGTTTTGTCTTTTTGCAGCTGTTCGTTTTGCGCTTCCAAATCGGCTACCTTTTGTTTCAGCGCGTCAAACTCGGCTTGTTCTTCTTGGGTCATGCTGTTTTCCTGTGATAGGGGTTGAGAAAGAGAAAATTGCGGTTCAAACACCGTGCCGTCCGACAGCACCACCACTGCGGTATGCGTATCAGCACCCACCGCCACAAACGACACTTCGCGCACGGCGCAATCGCGCAAAATAACAATCGGCGCCGACACGGTTTGCCCGTTCACCACCGCTTCGCCTTGCGATAGCTGGTCTTGTGCGCCCGATTGAATATAGGCGGACAGCTCCCACGGAAAGCCCTCGTCTGCCGTTTGCGCGATGTGCTCGCCGTATTCGGTGGACAGCAGCTTGCCGTCAATCGCCAGCCCCGCGCCCGACACGCTGAGCCGCCCCACTCCTACTTTGCGGTTGGCATCGTGTTCCAGCAAAACGCCTGTTTCGGCGCGATACTGTATGCCCGCCAAATCCACAATGTAGCGCGTGCCATATTGGGTAAACGGCTTGCCTGAATGGGCAATGCCCGTGAAACGGCGGGCGTTGTCGGCAAGGGCGAAGCTGGGCGGAGTGTCTTGATTGTTGAGCTTGATATTGACGGTTAAGGTCATGGTGGAGGCGTTCCAAATAGCAATGCGCCATTGTGGCATGGCAAACCTGCGTGGGCGGCTTGCAGGGTTTCAAAGCATTAAGGCAGCCTGAAACCGCTCCATGCAAAAACGCGCCCATGCGGTTTAAGGGCATGGGGCGCGTGATGCACGGCAAGATTAAGACAACTTGCGCGGGATAGCGTTTAAAAGACGTTTAAATTGGCGCAGGATTGCGTTTGGCTACTCGGATAGGGGGTTGATAAGGGAAAGCGGGAGAAAGGGCGTTAAAACGCGAAAATGGCGGGCAAAGTAAAACCGCCCACGGGGGCGGTTGAAATTACTCGCAAACATCGGCTGAATGATGTGTGCCACGCATGGCTTCTACAATGAAATGTAGCTCGTTAGGCATATCAAAGCCAGCACGTTCCAAAATAGACACCATACCTACATCAGACGACAACGGGTCAATAATAGGGTATCCACCAGTTGGATAAGGGGCGGTATCCAACCATTGCTCTTGTACAGCGGTTTGGGCAAGTGTTTGCAACATAGAAACCGCACGTTTATCCCCCGTTATCTTGCCACTACCTGATACAGGCAAATCCCAACCCCGCACGCGCATAAATTCACGTTGCCAATGAATTATGCCGATGGGTTGCTGGTTTTGGGATAAGGGGAAAGTTAAAGTTTTTGTGGTCATGGGCGATAATTTACCAATAAAGCCAAACCAAAATGTAGGAAGTCTTCTTGCCGCGCTAATTCTTGATAACGAGCAAGATTACCACCCAACAATGATTCAAAAATCATAGTCATCATTTCTAACGGTTTGGGGTCGTCTTCGTTTCCGTACATTTTACCATAGTAAGGGTTAGGGAAATGGTCGCGCTTGCCTTTTTCATCCTGCCGATAGTTACGATTGCCCGTCATTTCGCGTAAGGTTTGCACGGGGTCATTTTTTGTTTTTTCTTGCCAAAGGCGAGTGAATAAAGCATCTAAATCAGGAAACACGCGTTGCAACCGATGTGCAAACTCGTGTACCTGCGTAGAAACGTATAGCGATTTATCAGGCGACATTAAATATTGGGCGTTATTTAACAATAAACTATCGCCTTGTTGAAACGCCATTTTACGCCCTTTAAACGCCCATTGAAATCGCTCCGCTCCTGCTGCCCAACTTTTCGGGCGCGTACGCATGATTTTGACAAAATCAAGATTGTTCACATCAGGAAGGGTATGCCAAGCACGTCCTATGTTGTCTTCTACCAAAACTCGCCCCATAGCATTTGATTTCTCTATCCATGATTTCGGATAAATTTTCAGCGCTTCCACCAAATCGCTAACAGTTTCGGGATTACTGCTGTATGCCAATACTTCTCCACCCAGCTCCACACCTTCTTGTCGCATGATTTCTGCAATCCCTTCATGTGGTTTTCCGTTGGCGATTGCCTGTTTCATAATATGAGCATATTTTTCATAGAGTGCTTTACCTGCGGCAATGATGTTTGCGCTACTACTCAAATCCGCTGTTTCTGGTATAGGTTGTCGTTTGGCTAAATACTGTTGCAATTTGGCTAACAGTTTTTGCAAAAAGCGGTCTCCGTGTTTTTCAGCAGCGAGGGCTTGCACCGCTTCTAATCGTTGCCCCGGGTTGTGCGCAAAACTCGGCGACACATCAAACGGCACGCGCACGCTTTGCCCTGTGCGCGGGTTGGTAAAGTTGCGCCATTCTATCCAATCCGTGCCGTCGTCTATGATGCCGCGTTGCTGATTGGCGATTTGCTGCGGAGTAAATTTTTCAGGCTGCCGTGCGATGTCTTCGCCGCGCTCGCGCAGGGCTTGTTTGGCGGATAGCTGGCGCACGGTGCATTGGCAGCCGTAGCCGTTAGGCGGAAAGATGCTGTGCCAAATGGGGTCGTCGGCGCGCCAAATTTTGCCGTAAAAATGGGTGTGGCTTTGGCGTTTGTGCTCGGCGGTGCTGGCGATGTATTTCAGATAGGGAAACCGCTCGGCATCTTCCTGTATCCGCGCCCATTGCCCTGCGGCGTAGGCGGTGGCGGTGTTGGTTTGAAAAATCACGCGCAAGCGGCGGGTGCTGCCCAGTTGCACGGTTTTGGCGATGCCGTCTTGCGGGTCAATCATCACGCTTTCGCCCCACCAGCCTTTTGCCATTAAATAGGGCTTTAAACGCTGTTTAAAGGTGGCAAAATCAGTGCCGTTTTGCAGCGCATCTTCTAGGGCAGATTTAGTTTCTGCCAGCAAATCAGCATCCATCATTTTGGCAACGGTAAAATTGACTGCGTGCTCGTATAGCCAAACATCGTAGTGCGAGAAGCCTTGTTTGAGCCGTTTGTCTTTTAAATAATCCAACGCCATGCGGTCTAGCAGGCTGGTAAATTGCACGGAATCAGCCATGTTGCCCGCCTTTGCTGGCAAAGCCGTCGGCAAAGGCGGTGCAACTGCCCAGCGTGAGCTTGTCTATCAGCATTTGGTCGTTTGCGTTTAAATCCAAGCCTGCCAGCTTATCGGCAAATTCGGCATAGCTTTCGGCGCTTTGCAGCGCGGCTAAAATGGCGTCTATTTTGGGGCGCATAATGGCTTGGTCGGCGGATAGGCTGGCGGATTGGGCAGCGGGCGCATTCAGGCTGCCTGAAAGTTTCACGTTTAATGCGCTATCGCTGGGTGTGGTTTGATTGTTCGTCAGCGCAATATGTTCAGGCTCAAAGCCTAAAATTTGGGTGTAATAGTCTTTGGTTAAACTCACTTGCCCTGTGGCAAGATATTTGGCATCGCGCTCGGCGCGTTGCACATCTACTTTAATCTCGCTGTAATACTCAAACCAAAGATTGCCGTTAATTGGCTCACCGTAGCTTTGGTTAAGCATTTGCAGCGTGTCCACCAAATGTTGCACGGCGGTGGCAAGCAGGTTGAGATAGGCATCAATGCGGTCGCTTTGGCTGTCTTGCTCCACTTGCTGCGCGGCGCGGCTGCCTGAAAGCAGCTCGCTGGTTTTCACGCGCCCTAAAATGGCTTTTTGAATACGGGCATTGGCTTGCTGTTCTAGCTGGCGAAAGAACTCGCCATTGGCGCTGTTTTGCAGCATCACAATGTCTTCGTCTGTGCCAATCGCCGCTGCGCCACCTTGCTTGAAGTCGTCGGCATGACGGGCGGCTTCTTCGCGGCTGCCTGCGGTTTTGGCAACCAGATAGGGCTGGGCATAGCGTTGCGCGAATTGATAGGCGTAGCGCCAGCCCTCTTTGCGCAGGCGCACGGCGGGATAAATGCGCACCACCGCCATTTCGCCCGCTGGGTTTTTAGAAGTTGCCTTGTTGGCAAGGAATAAATGGGTAAACTGGGTGTCTATGGTTTCTTCGCCGTTTTTGCCGTTGTACACCACGCGGTCAAATTTGGGCGTGTAGTTATCCAGCTCATCATGGCGGGAAATCACGCGCTGCAACAGCACAAAGCCGCTTTCATCTTGACGATACACCAAACGCGCTACGCTGTATCCGCACAATTTGGCAATCACCACTTGCTCGGCAATGGCGGGCAGGTTTTTGCGGATGCAGGCGTAGAGTTTGTCCAGCTGCTCGGGCTTTGCTTGCTCGCCATACAGCCGCCAGCCGCTTGCCAGCAAGGCGGAAACGACATCTTCGCGGCAGGAGTCCACTTCGTCATCACTCATCACCGCGTCATACACTTGGCTGCGCGATAAGCCTAGGCGGTTGAGCAAATCATCGCTGCCCGCGTTGGCAAAGCTATCCAGCGCGTAGGTGGTGTCTTGCACCAGCTGGGCTAGTTGAATGGTGGGAGTGGGTTGTTTTTGGGATTTTTTAGCCATGGGTTGTTCTCGTTTCAGACTGCCTTAATACGGGCAGGCATCGTAAATCCGCACTGTTTTCATTTGGTTTGCCGCGCTGCGGCTGCTGGCGAGTGCCCACAGCATTTGCAAGGCATCTGCGCCATCGTCGTGGTCGGCTTTGGGGAAATGGCGCAACTGTTCCATCAATACGCTGTGTTCTTTTTTCAGGCGGATTAAACCGTTGGCAAAATGCGGCTGCAAGGTCTCAATGCGCAGCTGCTTGTCGCTGTGCGGTTTCACGCCCACGGCGGGTACAGGGCAGCCTGAAAGCGCGGCACGCTTCACCAGCTCGGTTTTAAAAAATTCTTGAAACTGCACCGTTTCCACCGCCCATGCACGGCAGTGGTAGCGTTGTTGCAAGCCAATCACCGCTTCAATAATCACATCGGGCAGCATTTTCTTAATGACTGCTTCCAGCACAAACAACTGCCCTGTGGTTTTGCTGCGTCCGCCCACCAAAATGGCGCAGGGGTCGCGCCCATTTCCTGCTTTGCCCATGCTGGGGTCCAGCGCGCCAAACAGTTCCAAATCATTCGGTAACTCTTTGGGTAGATACAGGCAATCTGCCAGCAAGGGAGCAAAGGGCGCACTCTCGCCGCTGACAGGGTCGTTTTGGTATTCGCTGTCAAAAGTGGCGTGCCCATCGCGGGCGCGGATTTTCATCAACGCCAACACGCCCCGCGCTGCCCAGCTGGTTTTTGCCCCACGTTCCATTTCAGGCTGCTTTGCGGCGTAAAACGCTTGTGCCACCGCTTCACCGTGGGTGGTGTAAAGCTGCTCCCATTCTTCCCATAAATCCATGCGCTCGGGAAACGCCAGCATGGCTTGAAATTTTTTGCTGTGCCAGAATGGATTATTTAAGGTGCGATTGAGCACGCTGTCGTAGTGCAAAATTGTGCCGATATACACCACATCAAACTTTTGCCCCACGCCGCCCAAGGGCAGCACGGCTTGGGTGAGCCATGCGTTCAATTTATCGCGCTGGGCGGGATTGCGCACTTGTTCGTCGTTTTCAATATCGTCTAACACGCATAAATCGGGGCGGTATTGCCCATGCCGTTTGCCGCGCAGTTTTTTGCCGCTGCCCGCTACTTCCACGCACACATCGTTAGCAGACACCATTTTGCCTGCCTGCCACACGCGCCCCTGCCCGCAGGCTTCGGGGAAGTCGGTTTGCAGGCGAGGGTTAAATTCCAGCTCGGCTTTAATCGCTTCCAGCATGGGGTAGGCTTGGTCTATGCTGTCCATCACGATAATGATGTAGTGCTTGCGCCCTGTAATCAGACACCACAGCGTAAACAGCTGCGTAACTAGCGTGGATTTGGCTTCGCCACGCGGCGCGGCAATGGCATCGGCTTCGTTTTGCGCGCTCGCCACCATTTGCGGCAGCCTGAAAAACAAATAGCGATGCAGCTCGGATTGCGCAGGGGTGCGGATATAGTGCGGGAAATAGGTTTGCACAAAATAGGCAAAGCCGTTTTGCGGGTCAAACACGCGCGCGCGCCGCTCGGCAATGGCAGCGGGATTGCTGGCAAAGCCGATGACTTCCGCTTCAATGGTGCGCTGCAACTGCGCAGCAAGCTGTTTGAGCGATTGGGTAAATTCTTTTAGCTTCATGCCAGTTTTTCCTGCATGTATGCACCAAAGGGTTCTAACAATTCAATAATGGCGGCAAGATGTTTAGGGTATTTTTGCGCGGTAAACTCTGCTAATAGGTTTAACACGCGCATCGCTGTTGCCAATTCGCTGGTTTCGGGCAAGATTTTTTTGTTCGCCGCCACCATTTTGTTATACGCATCGGCTAGGCTGCCCAAGGCTTGCACGCGGGCAATCGGGTCAATATCCGCCCCGCCGTTAAGCTGTTCAAACGTGGCTTGGTATTGCACCAAAAAGCCCGCCATAATCAAGCGGTTCACATCTTCCAAGCCGCCGCCGGCGATAAAATGCGCGGCGCGCACCTTGTCCCAATCGTCGCCTGTTTCCTTGGCGGCATATTTCCAGCTACGCGCCGTGGCAATGGGGACTTTGGCAAAAGTCGCCGCCATTTCCAGCGAGCAGTTTTCAAACACATAGCGGCGGCGCACTTCATCGCGTTTTTCTTGCGGGTGCGCCATATCACAATCCAAATTTCGCTTTAATCAACAAAATGCCCAGCGACACAATGCCGCCCGACACGCCCCCCGCCACTGCGCCATTGGTACGCGCCACGCGGCGGCAATCGGCGTGAATTTGGTTAATTTGCGTTTCCAGCTTGTCTTGCTTGGCGATTACCGTGTCTTGCTTGCGGCTAATCTCTGCCAGCGCGTGGAGCACAGGGTCTTGGTTCGGGTTCATGCTTTGTCTGCTTTCTTATCCAGTTTGCCGTTAATGTCTTTTAAATCGGCTTTAATTTCTTTGAGCAACGCCATAATCTCGCCGCGTTCCTGCTTGGCTTCGCTGCGGCTTTGGTAATGTTTTTCTACTTCGTTAATCTGATGCGATAGGGTTTTCACTTCCGCTGCCAGTTCTTTATCGGTTTTGGCTTGGCTGTCCACATAGCGCCACAGCGCAGTTATCGCTAGGCTCATGGCGATGCCAAATGCCCACTCTATCGTTAAATACGGCGTGTTGGTCATGGCTCGCCCTCCGTTAAAATAAAGCGTACTTCCCCTGCATCGGATACCAGCACCCACGATTGCGCGGTGTCGGCAGCGAAAGGCTCGCGCGCAAACATACATTTGAGCAGCGGCAAGTCGTCTAAGCTCACGCGGATTTCGGTGTCAAAGTCGGCGTTTAACCGCCATGTGCAGGCGATGCGCTGGCGTTGCAGCCGCGCCAATAGGCGTTTTACCCATGCTTCTTGCTCGCGTGCTTTGCCTAGCCCCAGCTCAATTTTGGCGTGGTACATCGCCGCCATGCGCTGCACTTGCTCGCGGTAGTTCATGGTTTATCCTCCTGCGCCCATGCGCGCCAACCTGCCAACTGCGTTTCCAAACGTTTCACATATTCGCCAAACGCCACCGCATGGCGCAGCAGTGTTTCAGGCTGCCCATTTTCAGGTGGCGCGGGGCGTTCGGGTGCCAGCATCAGGCTTTGCGGCACAGGGCGGGCTACGGGTTCAGTAGCCAAGTGATTTTTGGTAGTGCTGCAAGCTGTAAGCACCCAAGCCAGCGCAATCGCTGCCAGCGGTTTTGTCTTGTTGGATAACATCGGGTATAGCTTTCTTTAAATCTTCGGCAGCGGCGCGGATTTGTTGCGCGGTTGCCGTTTGGGTTTGGTTAATGGCATCGGCTTTCGCTGCCCATGCTTCATAACGTTTCAGGCTGCCTGCTAGGGTTTCGCGCTCCTGCTCGGCGGCTTCACGCTGGATTTGGGCGATTTGCGCCTTGGCGGATAAATCGCGGCGGGTATAGCCCGATGCCCAGCCTAGGGCGAATAGGGCGACTAGGGCAAGGCGTGAATAGGGGATAATCATGTATTTGCCTTTTTGTTTCGTGTTATTCGTTTTCAGGCTGCCGCCGCGACTGTTGCGCCGCCGCAATCGCCCGCCGCGCCAGCCCATAACCGCCCACCATGCCGCCATAAGCCCACCATTGCCATTCAGGCGCATCGGGCGTGCCCACAAATTTCCAAGTCAGCGCGGCAGCGGCAACATTTGCCCACACCTTGTCGTGCGACAACGCGCCCGTGGTGGGGTTGTTTACCAGCCCGCCCAGCCAGCGTTTCAGGCTGCCTACATGGGCGCGTTTAGCTGTCATCGTCCACCCCAATAAAATCTGCCAACGCTTTTTTGGCTGCCTGCAAGGCGGCGCGTTTGGCTAAATAGTCGCGGCGCAGCTCGTGTAAACGTGGGCAATTTATGTAGTCATACTCGCCACCATAGGCGAATGCGCCATCTATATTTTTACGGCGGATTTTGGTTTGCAAATAGTTGCGGTCGGCTTCGGTAAGCTCGGCGTTTGCATTGTTTTGGGTCATGGTATTGGCTCTATTGCTTGGGGTGGAAACTGGCTAGCGCGTAGGCAATCGCCAAAAATACAAACCAGCCCGAATGCGGGATATGCTCACGTGCGGCTAAATAGGCGATATACGCCATCGCTGTTTTAGATAGCAGCAACAGCGCGGCAATCAGCACAATGGCGGTTAATTCATCTTTGGCATTCATTGGCGTTTCCCTTTGCGTTTAGCTCGGCGCGCTGCTGCCACACCGCTGTGGCGATGTTTGTGAATGGCAACGCTGCCTAGCGGATGCAGGCGCGCTCGGTTGGGCTGTTTTAAGCGGATTTCAGGCTGCGGGGCAAAGCTGGCAAGGCTTAACGCGGCTAACGCGCCCAATACAACGGCATGGCGTTTCATTTCAGGCTGCCTCCTTAGCGTTCATCGCGCGATACCGCGCCATTGCTGTCCAACAGCGGCAGCTCAAAGCGTTCGGGCTTGGGCGTAGATTTGCGCCCATTTGCCCAATCCAGCCAAATAAAGCCTGCCACGCGGCTTATCGCAAACGGCTTAATGTTCACCGCATTGCCTTGGTTGCCGCCCAGCACCATTAAATTGCCGTGCTTATCCTTGCCCACCACAAAGCCCACATGCCCGCCGCCCGCGCGGTCAAATACGACCACGCAGCCGTAGGCGGGTTTATCTAGGCGCGTGCCCGTGTTCAGCCAGTCTTTCGCGCGATACCAATACTTGGGCAAGGCGCGGTCGGCTTCGCGGGCGCAATGGGCAACAAACGTGCCACACCACGGCGTTTCATCGTCTTGCCACCATGCGTTTAGGCTAATTAGCCAGTTGCGAATGGTGCTGTTGTGTTCTTTGCCTGCAATTTCGGTTGTGCCGATGGCGCGGCGGGCGATGGCAAGCCATTCGGGTTCAGATGATTGAGGTGGATTGTTCAACATAAAATTCCTGTGGTGGGTTTAAACGGTTTTTAACGGCTAAATTATCGCCCGCACCGCATGGCTAAACGGCTAGCAAGGTTTCAATACCTTAGCTGCCGCCCACTCAACAACCCCGTTTCAGGCAGCCTGAAACGCCAAAAACCGCCTGAAAGCTCGCACACTTTCAAGCGGTTTTTTCTATTTAAGTCCCGTTTAAACGGCAAATAAATCAGGCGTTTCAGGCTGCCCCGTGTTTAAAATATTCCAAATTTGCCGCGCGCATAAATCGTATTCCCGCGCCAGATTATTCGCCGCCTGCCAACCCGTCATCGGATAGGGCTGCTGACAGGTGAGTGCGTCAAAGTCGCGGCGGATTTGGCGATTACGCAGCTCACGCAACAGCGTATCGCACTTGGGCACATACAGCTCGCGCTGCCCCAGCAAGGCTTGCTCCACCGCGCTGGTTGCCTTTTCACCAATTACTTCGGCTAGGCAAAAATGCAGCACACGCCCTTCGCTGCGGCGGTTTTGCCCAATCTTAAAACTCGTGCCGCCAAATTTTGCCACCAGCTTAAAGGCGTTTTCCAGCCCCACAATCGCCAGCACGCTGGCAAAGCTATCGGGCAGCAAATGGCGCAAATCGGCGAAATCTTGCGCGTTAATCGGCATGGCTTGCCTCCTGCCGATTGGCGTAGATTTGCAGCGCGGCGAGTAGCTTGTGCATTTGATGGGTGTTAAGCTGTTGCACGCTATCCATGCTAAACATCTTGCGCGCCATGCCATGCGCGTAGCCCCATGTTTTGCCTGTTTGCGTGAGCAATGCGCCCATTTTGCGCATCATCGCGCCCTGCTCGGCAAAATGCAATGGCGTGCGCTGATAGGCTTTTGCGCCCACATCCGCTCCAAAGCCTTTTTGCTGCAACAGATTCAGCACCGCCGCCAGCTCGTTGTCCGTCATGTCCTTGCAACTGGTTTTCCCTGTTGCCTGTGCCAGCAAGGAGCGATAAGTGGTATCGTCTAGCCCCAGTTGTTGCTGGGCAATATGGATTTTGCTTATCCGCTTTTGGCGCGTAGTGGATTGTTTCATTTGGTTTTCTCGCTGATAAAAACCAAAATATACATAAAGTGGAAACTTGTGCAACTGTTTTTTTGGGTTTCAGGCTGCCTGAAAAACAAAAACCGTCCGAAAGCGGTGTGGCTTTCGGGCGGTTGGATGGCAAACTGTGAATAGCGCGTAAAGTGACAATGGTTTTTGCTATGGTGTAAGCGATGTAACGCTAACATGCGCTGTGCCGTTTCCGTTATCGCTCACACGGCAGCTAAACTTGCTACGCAGCATTGCGCCAAAGGCGTTTTGTGAATCTACTGTGCCTGTTACGGTGTATGTGCCGTCTTCGTTTGCACTGCGTATCCAATTATCAAATTGTGCGGTGGCGGGGGCTTTTAAACGGTCTTTAATCGTATCTTGGCAGGCAACTTGTGCGCTCCATTCGTCTAATTTGTCGGGTGCTTTTGGACTGCTGCTGCCGCTGCCACCACCTGAACAAGTAGCAAAAATAACAGATATAACCAACCCAGTAACAATCAACGCAACAAAATCCAAACAGCCGCGTGTTTGTTCTTTGGGTTTTGCTGCGTTGTCTTTGAGCTGCTCCCTGCGCGTTTTTGTTTGCCATTGTTGTTTCGCAACAGCCAGTTTCATTTGCTCTAATATTTCAGGGTAAGCAGCCAGCAATTCTTGGTCGTATCGCTTGCGCTGTTCGGCATCCAGCAGCTGAGTGCGGATGGCTTGCAACACGTCTAGCTGGGCATTGGGCTGTTGGGCATAATGCCGCATGGCAGTTTGAATTTGCTCGGGCGTAGCATAGATGGTTAGCCCTAATAGCGCGTAATAATTGATGATTGGTTTGTCCATTGCTATTTTCTCACTCTTATATTGTAAAGATTTGTATTTTACTGTAAAAAATCATAAACTAAAACGGGCTATCAAAATTACTTGATAGCCCGCTTGGGTTTGGGATTTAAGCCGTTTTCAGGCTGCTGCACTATCCAGCCATGCCACAGCATCCGCCAAATTATCAAATTGTGCCACCACACGGCGGCGCGGTTGGTTAAATCGTTTGTAATAATGCAAAGGTGGCAACAGCTCATAGCCTAGCCATTGGTTGCCGTCTTTTTTAATGCAGCGGTTCATGTTATTTTCTCCAAGGCGTGTTCAATTTGGCAGGTTTGTCAAAAATGTTCTCCATCTCGCGCTTGATATACGCCATGGCAATGATGCCGATTTCTTGCGTGATGTCGCCGGCGTCTTCCTCCGCTGTTTTAGGCAGCGGTTGGTCAGATTGTAAGTTCACTTCAATGCGGTTGTTTGCATGCTCTATGACAATGATGGTTTTCATTTTACCTGCTCCAATTTTTCCAAAGCAGCTTCTTCTAATTCGTTGTCATTGCATAAGCAATAATCGCGAAAATCACCCCATAGGTCGTAGCACGATAAAAAATCGGCAATCACTTTCATTTCTTGCTCATTCATTTTTTGCTCCCGTTAATTCTTGATACTCAATTCGCTTTCGGCAAACGCCGCCGCAATTTCAAACTGCCGCAAGGTTTGTTTCACTGCATCCAGCAGTTCGGGCTCGTCTTTTGCCGCTTCCTGCGCCGCCAGCAGTTGCCGCTTTGCCGATGCACACATCTGCGGCAGGCTTTTGAGCGGCGCGCCTTGGCGGATTAAATCCACCAGCGCGGGCAAGCCCGCCAGCGCCAGATTGCACACGTTCATAATGTCCAGCACGCGCACTTCGCTTGCCAAAGCGTCGCATTCCAAGCGGTGGGATGCCACCGACAATTCTACTTTGTTGCTCATTGCGCGCTCCCATTCGTATTGTCTTGCGGGGGTTCAGGCAGTGGTTGCCAGTGGGCAATCTGCTCATACGAGCTGTATATGTCCCATGTTTGCTTTTCAGATTCGTCGTTGATATGTCGGGCACGACCAACAACGCCATCCGTCCATGCAACCAATACTTCTTTGTTTATTTCGGGCAGCCTTTCTTCCACGCTTATCCATGCGGATTGTTGGGCGCGGGCGAGCCATGCCTGCCATGCGGTGTGTCCCGCTGTGCCTTCGTACCTTGCTTCGCACGGACTCAAACGACCTGTAAACCTAGCCCTGTGGTGCTCGGGGATCTGGTTGTATTCCCAATACCACGCTTCAAATGCCGCTCTTTCCTGTTCAATTTGTTCGGATGTCATTTTTGCTGCTCCTTCAATTTTTCCACGCCGTATGCTTTGGCGGCTACAACCTTGCCCGCATCCACATAGCGGATTTTCTCGCCGTCCGCCGAGCGGCGCCGCTCTCCGTACACCTTGATTTTCAACCTGCCATCGGGCATTTGCTTGATGATGTCGCAGTACATCAGGTAGCGGATTTCTGAAACCGAATTAAGCGCGTGAGTGCATTTCAACAGATGCCGCCCCTGCCATTTTTCAGGCTGCCTTTGCATGATTTTTCTCATTGCCTAAACCCTCGCAAAATCCAAAGACACATGCTCGTATTCCCCCGTCTCCTCGTTGCGCTGGTAATAGCGGATGTATTCGCGAGTGGCTTGCGTGTGCAGGCTGTCGGCAATGGCTTTCATGGCGCGCTGCCATTTCTCGTCGGCGATGTCCAGCTTGCGCAGGTCCAACACTTTGCGCACGTTGATTTTGCCTTCTTGGCTTACGTCAAACGCTTGCAGCACAAAGGTTTTCAGCTCGGCGCGGCTGTCTTGCGTCCATTCGTTCAGGCATTCGTCAATCAACGCCTTGGCGGCTTGCAGGCGCTCGTCAAAGTGCAGCACGTCGGCTTGGGCAATGGCAATGCGCAGTTTGCCGTCAAAGCTGGTGAGCGTGATGTTGCCTTTCACGCTGCGCTTCGCGCCGTATTGCTCTACGCTCAAATCAATAAAGGCGTTGGCATCTGCCATTTGCTGCGCTTTCAGTTCTTTCATTTGCTCGCGCAGCGGCAGCACTTTGGCGAAGGCTTCGCGGATAAAGTCATCACGTGCCAAATCAATCGGTTTGATGTTGTCCACGGATACTAAATTACCGCGTGCGTCTTGGCGGTATTGGGATAAATCAATAGTCATGGCTATTTCCTTTTGTTGCTTGGCGACAAGGCTTGCTTGCCGTAGGGTTAAAAAATCGGTTTTTGCTTTTCAGGCTGCCTATCGCTGCGCGCGGTGGCAGGCTTGTTGCATTTGTTGGCACAGCTTATGCGCTCTGGCTTTTTGCTCTGCGCTGGGCGGTGCGGCAGCGCTCGGCGGTTCGCTCTTGGGTACAAGGCGCGTGCCTTCGGGGTAGCTGCCGGCGCAGTGGTTTGCGTCTTGCGTGGCGCTTGCTGCGTGCCCGCTGCCGTTGTTTTCAGGCTGCCCATCCCGCGCATGGCTTGCGGCGGCTAATAAATAATCCTCCAACGCCAAATGGTTGCTCAGCGGCGTTTTCAGGCTGCCTGAAAC